ATTACTCAACAGTGGCAGCAAGGGCATTCGCGAACTCGCCGACGAGACCGAGCGCTATGGTGGCCTCATCTCGCAGGCGGCGGCCGATGCCGCGGCACGCTTCAATGACAATCTGGCGCGGCTGGGGAAAACGACAGACGCGGCCGCGGCACAATTTACTGTCGGGCTCGGCCCGGCGCTCGATGCAATCACGAAGACGCTCGCTGATGCGGTGAGCAAAGGTGACGGCTTCGAGAAGTTCGGCACCCGCGTCGGGGACGTGCTGGTGCGCATCGCTGCCTCGGCGATTCAGGCCGGCAGCTGGCTCAACAATTTTTTCATCGAGTACGAGACCTACCAGAAGTCCAAGGGCAAGAGCGACGCGGAGGTGATCCAGCTACTCAAGGATCAGGATGCGCAGATCGCGAAGAACAAGGCCGATGCGAAAGAGGCCGTGGATGCGCTGCTCGGCTATTACGACAAGGCGAAGAGAGCACGCGAGGAAGCCGCGAAAGCACCCCCGGTCACGCCGAAAGTGACACCGACGGGGCCGACTGCCGAAGAGATCGCAGCGCAGCAGCGTAAGGCGGCCGAGGAAGACCAGCGCATTCTCGAAGGCTTCTGGCGCGAGGAGGCGCGCATCGCGAAGGAGGAAGGCGACAAGGTCGTGGCACAGAACGAGGCAATCACGAAGGCCATCGAAGAGACGACCGTCGCGATGGAGGACGAGAAGCAGACCGCGGTCGGCCTGGCGGCCGCGCGTGCTGCGGGGACGACGGAAATGCTGGCCGATGAGCGCCATTTGCTCGACTTGCGCCAGAAGCAGACCGATTCGGCGCGCGAATACGTCCAGGCACAGAAAGATTTGGTCGAGAACGAGAAACTCTGGCATGACACGCTCGACGAAACGGCCGGCAAGACCGACGAGACGAGTCGCGCGCTGCACAAGTGGGCTGAGCAGCAGATCAAGGATCATCGGCGCATGGACACCGAGCTCGGCATTCTCGAAAGCGGGTTCGACCAGCTCTTCGATACGCTGAGCTCCGGTTCGGCCAACGCATCCGAGGCCTTCACGCGCGCGATCCAATCCATCATCGCGCAGTTGCTGCGGCTGTGGGCACAGAAGTACATCGTGACGGCCTTCGCAAGCCTGTTCAGCGGCGGCGGGGGTGGCGGCGGAGGTGGAGGGTTTTCAGGCGGTGGTATCCAGGCCGCGCTCGGCGCCGTATTCACGTCCGGCCGCCTCCATGCCTTTGCGACCGGCGGGGTCATCTCGTCACCAATCCGCGTGCCGATGGCGCTGATGGGAGAAGCCGGCCCCGAGGCCGTGCTGCCGCTGAAGCGCACCGGGTCGGGCGCGCTGGGCGTTGCGGCGACCGGCGGCGGGCCGCTGAACGTGCAGATTCACAACCACACGGATGCGTCGATCTCGGCGCGTCGCAATGACCGCGGCGACCTCGAGGTGCTCGTCGAGGCGACGAAGAAATCGCTTGCGGCCGACGTGCGCCGCGGCGGAACGGACTTCTCGCGCGCGGCCGAATCCGCTTGGCGGCTGTCCCGCAGCGCGGCGTCGCCCTTCTGAAAAAGCGGAGGTGCCATGCCCACCACTCAGACCACCAACGACCTCGCCCGCGCGCGCGCGAGCGCACCGGCCGGTGTCGATATCTGGGAGACGCTCACGCTCGAGCACTCGGCCTGGGCGACGCCCTACTACCTCACCAATGCACCGCAGGCGTTCACCGCGACGTTGGAATCCGGCCCCGCCGTCACCTTCCTGCCGTTCCCCTTCGCCCTCGTGTTGCCGACGGTTGATGGCGCGGGGCAGCAGGACCTGCAGGTCACGCTGACGAATGCCGACCCCGCCATCGCCGATGCCGTGCAGGCCGCGCACGAGACCCCGACCGAGCGCATCACGGCCACCTACAGGGTCTTCCTGTCGACGCTGGGCTCGACGCAGACGCCGCAGTCGGCGCCGTTGCGCTTGAGTTTCGACGCGATCCAGATCACCGAGGAAGCGGTGACCGGCATTGCGGGACGCTCCGACGTCCTGAATCGTCGGTTCCCAGGCATCCACTACGACATCGCGCACTTCCCCGGTTTAAACAGGTAAAGACCGATGAGGGCCACCATCATCAGCCTCGGCCTCGTCGACGAAGCGCTCGAGGAGTTCATCGGCCGGCCCTTCGAACGCGGCGGGCGCGGCCCGGATGCCTATGATTGCTGGGGGCTCGTGCTTGCGCTGCGGCGCCACCTGGGCCTGCTCGAGCCGCCGGATATTGCTACCGGCACGATCACGCGCGAGCAAGCGCATGCCCAGTTCGCTCTGCAAAGTCGTTCCGGGTGGAGACGCATGCCCCTGTTGTCGGAGGGCGGCATCGTGCTCGTGCCCTGCGCCGCACATGCGGGCGTGCATGTGGCCGGGCGCATCGTGCATGCCCAAGCCACGGCCGGCGTCGTCGCCTGGAAGATCGGGCAATGGACAACGGCCTTCGGGGCGCCCGACTGCTGGGAGGCCGTCTAGATGGCCGAGGTCGTCGTCCTACGCAACCCGCTCGACGCGAGCCGGCGGCGCCGCTGCTGGCTCGCCGATGGCGTCATGCTGCTCGAGTGGGTCGAGCATGAGGAGCCGGCCGGCGGGCACCTGACGCGCGCGGTCTACGTCAACGGCCAGGTCTGCACGGACGCGACCTACCGCACGCAACCCGGCGATGAGGTACTCGTCGCCTTCGCGCCGGGCGAGACCGTGGGCATGCTCGTCGTGCAGGCGCTGGTGGCGTTCGTGGTCGGCTACCTCGTCAACGCGATGTTCGGCCCGAAGCAGCCGACGGCGGCCGACACGCCCCAGGCCTCCCAGGTCTACGGCATCGCGCCCCCGCGCAACGCCGCGCGACTTGGGCAGCCGATCCCGGCCATCTATGGCTCGGTCATCTGCCTGCCCGATTTCGCCGCGCAGCCGTATACATTTTTCTTCGGCAATGAACAGTATTTGCACGCCATCCTCTGCGTGGGGCTGGGCGAATTCGATGTGACCGAAATGTTGTTCGGACAGACCTCGGCCGGGCCGTTCGACAAGCCGACGATTCCCGCCAGCGTCGTGCAGTGGACCGTGTTTCTGCCCGCGACGCATGGGCAGACCTTCGGCGTGATCGAGGGCAACCGCGGCGTGCGGGAAAACGTTGTGAGCTCGCCCGCGGTGGGCAATCAGGAGCTCGTCGCGCCGAATGCCGGTGGCGAGATCGTGCCCTCGACCTGGTATTGGGCGTTCCCCGGTGGGGGCAGCAGCTCTGCGTATCCGCAAGGTGTTCATCTGTATCAGTACGGATCACCGGCCCTCAAACTCGGTGCGTTGCCGCAAAATCCAGCGCTCGGGGCCACGGCCTTGGCGACGGTCGCCATCCTCTATCAACCCAGCGGGCTGCCGGACCGATATGCCTGCGGTACCTACACCGCGACGGCCTACGTCCCCGCACAAAAAACCGGCTATTACGACCTCGTGCCCCCGCCCGGCTACAGCCAGGCCGGACAGGCGAAATGGATCGGGCCCTTCGCCAGCTGCAAGCCGGGCCAGCGCGGCAGCCTGCTTGAGCTCGATTTCGTGTTTCCGAACGGCCTGTATGTCGGGGACTCGTCTGGAAATTTGCAAAATTGCACAGTCTCGGTCACCACCGAGGCGCAAGCCATCGACGACAAGGGTGTCGACATTCCGGGCGCGCCGCTGTCCTTCGTCGATACCTTCGTGGCGAAGGACAACACGCCGCAGCGCCAAACCGTCAAGCACGACGTCCCGTCGGGCCGCTACCGCGTGCGCGCGCAGCGCACGAGCAACTCCGACTTGAAGGCCACGACCTCCGATCACGTCATCTGGGCCGGCTTGAAATTCCAGCTCGACCCGCCGCCCGCGGGCACGCGGGTGTATGGCGAGGTGACCCTCATCGCGGTCATTCTGAAGGCGACCAACGGCATCGCGAGCGATGCCGCCTCGAGCATGCGCTTTCGGGTCACGCGGCGCCTCAGGCCGTTGGCCGATCCGACGGCCGCGACCGCGCCCACGGCCAACCCCGCCGATGCATTCGCCGACATCCTCTGCGCGCCCTACGGCGGCGCGCGGCCGAGCGCGGCCGACAAGATCGGCGACGAGCTCGACATCCCCGAACTCACCACGAGCCGCAATGCCTGGGCGAGCCACAACGGGTTCAATGCCGTGTTCGATCAGCCGTCGACGGTCTGGGAAGCGCTCGGCCTGTCGGTGCAGACGGTGCACGCCGCGCCCCTGCCGGTGGGGTCGCGCATGTCGCTCATCCATGACCAGGTGCAGCCCGCGCGCGCGCAGCTCTTCACCGATGCCAGCATCGTCGCGGGCTCGCTCAAGGTCAACCAGACGTTCGACCGCGTGGGCACGCCCGCGGGCGTGCGCGTGAACTGGCGCGACCCGACCACGTTCGGGGTGGTCGCGTTGCTCGTGCCGCCCGATGCCCCCGACTTTTCAACGATCGACCTGTTCGGTTGCACGGATGGTACCGTGGCGCAAGAGCATGCCGACCTGGCAGCGGCCAAGCGCCAGAAGCAGCGCAGCTCCATCGAGTTCGAATGCGAGCTCGAGGGGCTGAACATCTTGCCGGGCGACCGCATCGGCGTGTCGGCCGCGATGGTGAAATGGGCGCAAAACGCGCGCGTCGAAGTCGTCGATGGCCTGGTGCTGACGCTCTCGACGCCGCTCGTGTGGACGGCCGGCGCCCAGCATGCCGTGCTGCTGCGCGCGCCCGAGGGCAACGCCTGGCGCGTGTTCGGCGTCACGCGTGGCGACTCCGACAACATCCTCGTGCTGCCCTCGGCGCCGTTCATCATCACCGGGGCCGGCGAGTCGCAGGAAGCGACCGCGATATCCTTCGGCGTGCAAGACCACGAGACTCGCGACTGGACGGTCACGAAGGTAACGCCGCACGGCGCGACGGTCACCATCGAGGCCTTGAACTACGATCCGACCATCTACGCAGCGGCGGCCGAGTTCACGCGTCGCATTCACTATGCGCCCGCCGCCGCCCAGGAGCCGCGCCCATGACCGCCTACCCGGCGTCGTTTCCGTGTGCCTCGCGCGTCGAGGGTCACTCGGCAACGCTCGCCTCGGGCGTCGTGCGCACGCCGATGACCGCGGGCGTCAGCCGCCAGCGGCGGGCGTACCGGCACTTGCCGCAGCAGATTTCGCTCGTGTTCATCATCAACCAATCGCAGTACGCGAGCTGGCTGTCCTGGGTGAACACCTACGCGTGGGACGAATGGATCAGCATGAACCTGCCCGGCCTGCGCGCCAGCGCCGCGAGCGCGGACACGGCGCCGGTGGCGGTGCGGTTCTTCTCCGACCTGCAGGCCGAGCTGATCCCGATCGCGCGCCTGTGGCTATGGCGCGTGCGCGTCTCGGCCGAGTACGTGCCCGTGGCCGCGGACTATCTGGCGCTGGCGGGCATCTGGGTCATCCCGGGCCGGCCGGCGCTGCCGGAGCCGGATTGGGTGCTGGCCGGCGCGCCAGGCGCGCCCGCGCCGATCTTCACCAACCCGGGCACCCCGGCGCTGCCGACCGTCATTCTCTAAGGAAGGGGCTCCCGTCATGGCCGACATCAACGCGCGCACCCGACTCCTGATCGGCACGACCGCGGATTGGGCCGCGAGTGATCTGGTGCTCGGTCTGGGCGAGCTCGTACTGGAACGCGCGGGCGGACTCGTCAAGCTGAAAGCCGGCGACGGCGCGAGCCGCTACTCGGCATTGCCCTTTGTGACGGCCGTCCCTGATGTGCCGCCGGAGTACGTGACGCAGGACGAGGGCGATGCGCGCTACCTGCAGCTCGCGGGCATTTCAGTGGCGTCGACGCCGAATGCGGTGCCGCGCATGGATGCCGGCGGCATGCTCGCCGCCGGCATGATCCCGCTACCGCCGGCCATCGCCGCGACGACGGGCGTAGCCGACGCCGGCAAGCTGGTCAAGACCGCGCCCACGGGCAAGCTCGATCTCACGTTCCTGCCCGCCATCATTGCAACCTCCGCAGGCGCGCTCGATGCCGACAAGTTGGTCAAAACGAACATCAGCGGCAAAGTCGACCTGACGTTCCTGCCCCCCATCATCGCGGTGTCCGCAGGCGCGGCCGATGCGGGCAAGTTGGTCAAGACTGCGGCCTCGGGCAAAATCGATCCTTCCCTTATCACAATCACGGTGGGCAAGTACAAGGGAACGGCTGATGCGACGGCGCCCAAGCCCGCGGGCACCTACATTGCGGGCGACTATTTCATCAACTCCGGCTCTGGCCTGGCCGACGCATCCTGGGGGCTGCCCGTCGACACGGTGGTCGCGCCGAACCAACAATTGCACTTCAATGGCACGACGTGGGACGTCGTCGGCAGTGGTGACACGCAAGTCATGCTGCTGCCCGATGGCACGGCCGCGATGCCGGGGCTGGGATTCCTGGCCGATCAATCGACGGGGTTGTTTCGCCCGACGCCGAATGGGCTTGGCATCGCGATTGGCGGCATCGAGAAGGTCCATGTGTCGGACGACCCCGATGCACAGCTTCTGGTCGGCCTCTCGGCCTCGCTGCTGACCGGTAACGCCGGGCGCGGCCTGGTCGAGATCGCCGGCCCCACCTCCGCGACCGTGAACCTGGACGTGGCAGGCGTGAGCACCGGCCTTCTCACGGCGAACGCGTTCGGGACGATCGTCGGGACGCGCATCGCCAAGGTGCTCGTGCTCTGGACGAACAACGCCGAGAAAGTCCGCCTCACTGAATCGGCCGACGCGCAGCTGCTGGTCGGCGGAACGTCCGCGACGCTGAGTGCAGCAGGTCGCGGGCTCGTCGAAATCAACGGATCATCCGATGCCGCCCTTTCCCTCAACGGTGCGGGGGCGCGCAAAGGATTTGTATGGGCATCAGCAGGCGGCTTGTACATCTCCGCCGATATTGGTGATCTGGTACTCGCGGCGGGCGGCGCGGCGAGGACTCGAGCCCTCGCGTCAAACGATGCGCAATTTCTGGTTGGCACTACAACCACAACGCTCACCTCGGCGGGTCGTGGCGTGCTCGAACTCAGTGGCACATCGGCGGCGATGCTGGCCCTAAGCAAAGCCTCCGTGCCGAAACTGAACCTGTACGCGGACGGCACTGTTTCCTACTTGCAGGCCGCATCGATCCCGATGCTCTTCTACCAAGCAGGCACGGAGGTCGCACGCATCGATACCGACTTCAAGTTCAAATACCAGAACATCGAGGTCGGTTGGCGCGGCTTGCCGATGACGGTGGTCAGCAGTTTCTACAATTGCGCCGTCTCCGATAAGGGCAAGTGTGTCATCCAGACCGGCGCCGCCGGTGTCGGCTTCAGCGGTAATACATTCGATTCGGGTGACGTCGTGACGATCATGAATCGCAACGCCGGTGCGATCGGTATTGCTACCGTAGGCGTCACGCTGTCCTGGGGAGCACTGACCGGGGCGCGCACGCTTGCGCCCAACGGCGTCGCCACCGTCTTGTTCGTCGGTCTCAACATCGGGGTCGTGACGGGGTCGGGGCTGTCATGACCGGTATTCTGAATGTGCTCGCGGGAGCGGGTAGCCCCGACTATGGAGGGATCGACGGCTCGGCCACGCTGCGCGACGTTCGAGGTGGCGCGAATGCGATTTGTGGCATTCAGCTCAATCATGACGGCTCGATCACGCCGTACGGAAACCAGACCGTCGCGCCCGCGCGCTGGCACAAGAGCAGCACTCCTCCCATGATGTGGGCGACCAATACGCTCGAATCAGGGAATACCTGGGTGGCCGGCAGTACCAATGGGCCACTCGCCGAAGTTGGCGGCGGCTCAGGAATAGGCCCTCCGCTCTGGCAATGGTTGCAGTCGGCGGTCGGATCGACGAGCGCCACCGGCACGATTCGGATCTATGCCAACGCCGCAGGGACGCAACTCGCGGTGACGATCACATACACTGCCTTTGTTCAGCGCACTTCCTGAAAGGAGCTTTGTAATGGATCGCTATTCGATCACCTACACGCCGGCCGATCTGGGCTATGTGCGACAAATGCTGGGGCAACGCCCCTTCGACGAAGTGGTGCACCTCATCGCGGACATGGCGCAGCAACGCGCCGAGCAGGATCGTGCCTCGCAAGCCGCGCCGCTCGCGCAGCCCGTTGCCGCATCCGTGCCGGCACGCACCCGTCGCGGTCGTCCGCCGAAAGCAAAGACCATTGCGACCCCGACTGATGACCAGGACAAGAGGCGCGTGCGCGGCGCGCCGGCGGTGGGCAATGGCAGCATCGGCGTGGACACGGGTAGCGCTGGCCTCTAGCGCGCTGGCCCTCGCGGCATCGGCGCTCGCGGGCTGCATGACGATGAGCGGCCCATGCGAGCTCGACGTCGAGCGCGAGGTTGATGCCGGGCGCGTCCAGGTGCATTGCGAGGCCGGCGGCGCGGTGTCGATCCTCGCGCCGGGCGGTCTGCTCGAGCGCGCCGGCCAGGCGCTTCGAGACGCCCCCGCTGCGAGCGCGCCGTAACGGTGGCAAGCCGCCCCGGGCCTACGGCGTCAGCTGCTTCACGGCACGGGTCGTCCAATAGTCGAGCCGCTTGCGCAGGATCGGCGCGCAGCGCACGACGCGGCCCTTGCTGACGAGGAATCCCGCGACGAATGTGGGTGTCTCGACGCGGTAGAGCCCATCGGCCAGCGGCGTGCGCGGCGCATAGACCCAGGGGTGCGTCATACCAGCCAACGATTCGCGATGGCCTGCAGCGGGCACCAACGCCGATGCTCGAAGTCTGTCAGCCCACCCACCCCGGTGATGCGATGCCCGGGCATTGCCGCGCGCGTGCGCTTGTTGAGGTAGTGCAGCGCGCGCTTGGCAGTGTGCCCGTCGCGCACCGAGCCGCCGGTGATGATGACGTCTTCGTTCACGCCTGCGAACTCGTAGCCGTGCATCGGGCTGACGATCCCTGAGCCGTCGTCGTTCGCGCCGGCCCACATGAGGACGCCCGTCGCCGTGATGACAGAGGAGTCTTCGGCATAGATGTGCGCCGACTGTCCCGCGTCGGTCAAGCCCGCACGCCCCGGCCGTTCGCTCGCGACGGAGCCGCCGAATTGAATGTGGAGGCAACGCCGCATGAAGACCGAGGCCGTCGCCGCGCGATCCATCTGGACGCCGTCGAAAGCCCAGTCGCGCACCGGCGCGGAGCTATCCCCCGCGAGCCGGAAGTGTTCGCCGCTCTTCGACCATTCGTAGCGCCCGGCGATCACGCGAACGTGGTTCGCGCCGGGGTGCGCGTAGACGCTCGTGCCGCAATCGGCAACGATGCACCCGATCAGCTCGGAGTCCACCGGCGAGACGATGCCGTGACGGACAGCACGCATCACGCGGCAATGCCGCGCGGTCAGCACCGCGCTATAGGTCGAGCTCCCGCGTACCTTTCCGCCGATGCCGTCCAGAGGATCGACGATATACAGCAGGTCGAGGGTGAGGTGCTGCGAGCCGCCCGAGATCGCCGTACAGGTGCCATCGATGCAGTCGATCGTGAAACTCTTTAGCGTGACGCCGCGCCCGCGCGTCTGGTCTGTGAAATCGAAGACGGCCTCGGCGCCCGGTACGGGCACAAGGCATGGCGTGTTGTACGACGCCGGCTCGACGTAGTTGGGGCCACCGGTGCCATAGAGAGTCGAGCCGTTGCCGAAGCTCACATGCCCGATCGCGTAGGTGCAACCTCGCACGAGCTCGGCCGTGTTGCCATCCTGCGCGAATGCAGCGTTGAATGCAGAGGTATCGTCCGCGCCCGAGGGTTCGAGGACGGTGTGCATTCAGGCCGCCCAGAAGTCTTCGAGGACAGCGACTTCGTCGGCTTTCTCGACCCAGCCCGTACCGGTCGAATTCTTATAGTTCAGTCCGTAGTCGCGCTCATCATCGGTGTTCTGTTTGTTTTGCCACCACGTGTAGCCGACCGCGTGTTGGTCCATCGCTCGCAGGGCACGATTCATCAATTTTCGATCGGGGTCGTAGTTCGTCTTGCGCCCGAGCTGCTGCACAAAGACGGGGACGCTGTGCGCGTCTCGCATATGCACGAGGGCGGCGAGTCCTTCGTCGAACTTAGAGGGGTTCGACACATAGGGATTGAGGAGGTTGCCCGTGTAGATCACATCTGTGCGTTCGGGAAGGTGCGCTTCCTCGCACAGCTTGATGTTATAGCCGTCGTACGGCCCAATAAGAAACGGCGTGTCCATGTCGATGTGCGGCTGCCGGATGGCCGCGATGCATTCGCGATAGAACTCGCGCACAGGCGCCGCGTACTCCGGCCCGCGCTCGCCCGCGAGTTCAGGCGCGAGTTCGAGGAAGGCGATCTTCGCGACCGTGCGCAGGCGCGCCGCAGCCGCCGGCCAGACGATTTGCGAAAAAACGCGTCGCATCGACGGGTCGGTGAAAAAGTTGCGACCTCGCGCGCCCCACGACTGGTAGGGATCGCAATAGGCCATCGTGCCGGCGTCCTGCGTCCCCGACTGCCCGCAGTTGGAATCGATGAACGGGACGACCCACATCCCTTCCTGCGCGACGGCGGTAATCAGGCCGAGCCAGCGCTCGAAGTGTTCGCGTCGCAGGAAGGCGAAGGCGTCGTTGTCGCGCGCATCGACGGTCTCGTCGCCCCACTTGCCCCACCAGCGCAGGGCTACTCGTACGATGTTCGAGCCCATCGAGGCGACCTGCACGGCATCGAGCGGGTCGTCCTCACCCCATGAACCAAAGTTCAGGCCGCGCGGGATGAACTCGGTCCCGTTCGGCTTGAGCAGTCGAGGGCCGTCAACACGTAATCGAGGCGGCAAATCAGTCTGCGTAGCTGGCATGGCGGGCCTCGCTTCGTCGCGAATTGCCCGGAATGGTACTGCCGTGGTGTGCAGACGAAAAAAAAGACCCCACCAGCGGGGGTCTACGGTAAAGTGCGCTCGCTGGGTCGACGGCCTGCGCGTTCTCCCTCCCCCGTCTCGCTTCGAGTGAAAGGTTCTTGGCAAGTCCCCTTTTGCTCGTCAGTAGAGGCTCGAGGAAATGCGAGGTCTCGGTTGCTTCGCTGAGCCTACCGACCCGTCGACCCAGCACCCCGATCGCGAAGCTTAAAGCGTGCAACGGCAATGATGTTGGCAACAAAGTTGCCCACGAGCCGGCCTAGCCAGGCGAGGATCAGCGCCGGGCCTCCGTAGAGGCCCGCCACCATGAAAAGGCCAAGCTGCGCGGCGCGGATGGACTCGACGGCCAGCGACCAGGAAGGCGCAACGACGGCGCCGATAATGATGAGCTGTTCAAGGCGCGATCGCAGCAAAAAATGTGCTGGGAGCTGAAACGAATTGCTCATCATGCGGCCCTCCGCAGCGGCACGACCTTGCCGGCATCCGCCGCGAGTTCGGGCGCCGGAGCAGGCTCCTCCAGCCAGCGCTGCCACTGTGCAAGCGCCGCGCGTTTGCGCTCGAGGTACTCCCACCGGTTGTAATGCTTCCAGTCGACCGACTTTTGCCCGTGCGAGAGGACGAGGTTCACTGTCGCTTCTGGGATGTCAATCGAGGCCATGCCGGTCGAGGCCGTCGAGCGGAGCACTTTCTTCGAGAAGTGCGTGAACGGCACGTTTCGCGCCGCGGCCTCGCGCCGCCACTGTTTGCGGATGCGCTCACAGAGGTTGCCGGCCAGCTTCGCGAGTTGGTAGCTCCCGGCGTAGTCCACCCCGAAGATCGCATCCCCCTCGCGCAGCATGCCG